TGAAGTCAGCGTAAGGTGTTCGGTTTTGGTAACCACAAACGCGGAATACAAACCGAACATGAGAACGCTCCACATCATCGGGATCGCCCGCGATGGCAAGCCCTCGTTGGTGGCCGGCATGGACGCCGCGGCGACGCGGGCCAAGTTCGGCGAGATCAAACGGAGCGGCATGTTGCCCAAGGGGCTGGTCGAAGTACAGCTCTTCGACAGCGGCCAGGGCCTGATCGGGCGTGCCTACAACGAAGCCGAGCGGCGGGAACAAGCCGCCGAACGGGGCATCGCGGCCGCGCAAGCCACGCTCGACGAGCTGAGCGAACAGGCTGAGGCGCTCAAGAAAGCGCAAGCCGAGGCCGAGAAGAAACCCAGCTATCGCAAGGGGGATTGGGACGCCCGCGACGCGGCTCTCTCCGACCGTATCGAACTCGCCAAATCGCGGGTCGAGGAAGCGAAGGCCGAACTTAAAGCCATCAAGAATCCTCCGCCGCCCCATCGCCGCCGGGGGACAGACCGCAACCCACCAAACGAAGCGGCAAACCAGACCGCCGAACTCTGATCTATGAAACGCATCCTGACCCTCATTCTCCCCGTTCTCCTGTTGGCGGCCGCGGCCCTGCCGGCCACCGCCCAGACCACGGGCGGGATCGGCATCCCGACCAACGTGACGCTCAAATATTTCCCGAAGCGGGTCGGCGAAGGCAGCTTGTAATGTCCGCCCAAAGCCAACTGTTGAGCGCAGCGTTCGTCGGCCTGTCCGAATTCGCCGGCGAACTGCTCACCTTTCGCGGCGCCTCTGTGCGCGGCCTGGTCAATCGCGATCCGTTTGCCCGCACGGTACGCACGCCGGATTTCGACCCGCGCGACGCGAGCGTGATCAGCCTCGCCGCCTCGGCCATTACGCCCGTGCCGGCGACGGGAGAATATTTTATCGACGCCGCGGGGTTGCGGCACCGCGTCGAGACGGTGCAAAGGATCGATCATGTCCTCCACTGCTCATGCGTTGTCAGCTCTGCCGCTTGAGGGCGGGCCGGTGCGTTCGCCCCGGCGCCGCGACAGCGTGCCCACGTGGTCATATCGCGGTGCGCTCCTGGCCCTCCTCATGTGGGGCTGGCACGACAATTCGAACCGAATGGAAGCGATCACGACCAAACTGAACCTGGCCCTCGACGAAATCGCCGAGCTGCGCACGACTGCGGCCGTCGCTCGGATCGAATTCGAAAAGGTCCGCGATCACGAGTCGCGGATCCGCGCCCTCGAAGCCAAGAACCCGCGATGAAAACCTTTCGCACAGATGACGAGCGGTTGCCGGCATGGGCGCGCGACTTGCGCGAAGCCAACGCTCAGCTGGCCGTCGCGCGCAAAGTGGTCGAGGTGGCCAAGGAAAATTTCACGCGCTGGCTCGCCGAGAACCGGGACGTGGACGTGCGCACACTGCCGGCCGGGGAAATGATCTGCATCGAAGGCGTGTTGCTCGTCGAGGTGCGTTCGCAGAACCGTTTCGATGAAGCCGGTTTCGCCGCCGCGCAACCTGAGCTGTACGCCGCGCACAAGCGCCTGGTCCCCACGGTCATGTTCAAGCCGCTATGATGATCATCGAAAATGCCGCCCGCTTTCCGCGCTTCAACCCGCGGCAGGACGCTTTCCGCTGGACGGTCGAACGCGGCAGCCTCGAGGAAACATTTGGCGGGCGTCTGGGCGAACGGAAACTCTTCGAGCGCCAATTCAAGCTCTTCAACAACGGCCCGGAAGTCATCCCGCTCCCGGCCAATCATGAGAACGTCTTCGGCTATCGCCTGTCCGCCGATCTGTGGCATGTCCAGGTGCGCGGGCCTCAAGGCGAAGCGATCCTGTCGGAAGTGGCCGATCTGCGCGCGCCTGGTTTTGCCTGGAGCATTGGTCCAGGTCAGGCGGCGGGGCTGCTGGGAAGCGCCTTTGGCAATTGGATCGATCTGACCGGTTTGCCCGACGGCACTTATCGGATCGGCTTGCACTTTGACCCGGACAACCGGTACGGGGCATTTGCCCAGAGCGTTTACACCGTCGAGTTGGTCGGGGAAACGCTTGTCTGGACAGGATTAGTCCAACAATTCCGGGTCCCGGCCGCCCTGCCCACCCTGCCCCGGAGCGAAATCGTCCTCCCGTTCCCCCGCGCAACCATTTGATCTATGCAAGGCAAGAAAACCTATCTCATCGCCGCGCTCATGGCACTGCACGCCATCGCCGCTTACTTCCTCGGTTGGGAAAATCATCTGCAGATCGAGGAACTCCTGGCGGCTGCCGGCCTGGCAGCCTTGCGCTCCGGCGTCAAGACCGACGTGGATAAAGCCAGCAAGTTCCCGCTCTGGGCCGGGCTGGCCTTTCTGATGGCTTGGCCGGCCACGGCCGCCGAGGAATCGCCCCGGAACTTCCGGGCCGGTGAACTGAGTGTGGATCTGTTCGCCGCGGCCGAGGCGCGGGACTTCACGCGCTCGGTCGATTACGGCGGCGGCGTCGGGCTCAATTACTTCATCACGCGCGGCTTTGGGGTCGGAGCGCGCGCGCTCTCCTACGACTTAAATCATTCTGCGGTCGATGAACTGCAACCGCGCGTGATTGTGCGCGCGCCTCTCTGGGACCGGGTGGCCCCCTACGGTTACGCCCAGGGCATTTATCAGTTCGAGCGCGGCCGGTGGGGCGGCGGCACTGGTGGCGGACTCGAACTACGCCTCGGCCGCTCTGCCGGCCTGTTCGCCGAGGCGGGCCTGAACCTTGAAAGCGGCGGACGCGGCGCGGCCGTTGCCGCAGCGGGAGTGAGGTGGACCTTTTGAAAAGCCTTCTCCTGTTTGCGCTCCTTGCGCTTTGTTGCGGCGAATCTCGGGCCTGGACGGTCCGGGACATCGACGGGGTGGAGCGGTCCCCAACTGGCCAGGTAACGCTCGTCATCTTCGGGGGCACCCAATGCGCGCCGGTTGACTGGGCGGTCCAGATGGCCGCGGCGCCCTTGCAACGCGATTATCCCGACACGCAGGTTCTGCTGTTGTTCCCCTGCGATACGGCCGCGGCGGTGGCCGATTGGCGCCGCCGCGTGCCGGGAGCATCGAACACTTGTCCGGCGGGCGTTTTCCTGCTCGACGAAGCGTGTGAGTCCTGGTGGGAGAGCGGCTGCCGGATACCTTTGACCATCCTCTACGACGTCCGCGGACGTCCGCTCCGCCAGTGGATCAGTTATCACCCGCGGGGCGAGATCGAACCGATGCTGACGCGGCAACTGCTCGATCTGCGCGCTTCGAATTCTCAATTCTCAATTCTCAATTCTCAATTTCCACGCCGCTCATGCGCGGTCGCGCCGGGAGTCGTGGTCTCCTGGCGGGACACCTGTCTGCCCTGGCGCCTGGTCACAAACCGGCTCGATGGCCTCACCTGTTACCAGCTCACCTGCCCATGATCGCCGTTACCCACAACCTGGCCGATCTGAACCGCGCGCTGGCCCGGTACATCGCGCTGTCGGGCAAGCTCCCCGGCGAGGCGATCGCGAAGCAAGGGGGCAAGTTTGCTTACACGCTCTCCCGCCGTCTGCGCGGCCTGGCTCCGCGCAAGGGCTCGATCCGTGCGGAACGGTTGAGCGCGTTGGCCCGCGGCGAAGGGGTGCGTATCCGACCCCGCATCCGCGAGGCGCTCATGCGGCGGCTTGGGGCCCATAGCGACGTGCGCACCCGCCAAACGCGCTTCATGCGGGGCAAGAAATCCGTCGCCACCATCCGGCGCGGCGGCAAGCGGTTGAACCTGCAGGCGCTGATGGTGCAACGCGAATTGAACACGCGCGAAGCGGGGCGCGGTTTCCTTAGCGTGTCGGCTCGCTACCCTCGCGAACTGAAGATTAGCGGCGCGGCCGAAAGTCGTTTCGGACCCGTGCTGTCTAAAGCGGGCGTGTCGCTCAGCGCGGACGCGCACGCCCGCTTCACCTGGAATCCCTCGCAATCGGAATTGTCGGGCCAAGCAGGCGCCGGTCTCTCCCGCCCGAAGGCGCGGGCCATCATCGCCTTGAGCCTGCGCGATGTGACGCGGGATATCCGGGCCTACATCGAACGTAAGGTCAAGGAGGCGTTGTGAACCATGCTCCGCCTGCACCAACTTCAGGCCGCGGCTGTCGATCGGATCAAGGCCCACGATTACTTCGAAGGCGAAGTCGTGTTGGCCGACCGCGGCAAGTCGTTGAGCGCAGCGGAGACAGCACTGAAGGACCGCGGATTCGTCGTGCTCGTCAGTTTGCCGCTCGATGCCACCACGACCAGCCAGGGCGCCGGTCTGGCCACAGCCTTGGTCACGATTGCCATCCGACTCGAAATCAGCCTGCAAATTTACGCGCAGAGCCCCGGGACGTTCGAGGACTTCATTGCGGCCATCATCCACGCCATGATCGATCTGCCCGATCCACCCAATCCGCGCGACCGCTGGCAATTGGATGGGCAAGCCTTTGTCCTGGACGATCAGGACGAGGGATTGCTCGCCGCAGAAATCTTCTTTCGGAAACTCGTCGCTCTCTGATTTATGCTCACCACTGAACCCAAAGTCCTCGGAACACACCTCTTTTTCTTCCGCAACGGGGATGCCATCACCTTTTTCGTCGCCACGGCCAGCCGCGCCCGCTCGAGCAACGTGGCCACGATCGTGACGGCGACCGCCCACGGCCTGTTCACCGGCGCCATCGTGACCCTGGCCGGCTTGGGCGGGGCCGGTTATAACCAGTCGAACGTGACCATCACGGTCGTGAACGCTACGACGTTCACGTACGCCAACACTGGCTCGAACGAATCCACGACCGCCGACACCGCCGGCACCGTCACGCAGACCGGGACCGGATCGAAGACCAACCGGCCGAGCGCGACGGACGCCGGCTACATCGACTTGGGCGTGATTGAAGGGGCCTCTATCCAGCGCGAGCCAGGCGACGCTATCGACGTGTGGCAACCCAACCCCGGCCAGTTCGTCCTCGATGATCGGATCCGGGTCAAAGGGATGATGATGGTGAAGGCCGTCACGCAAGAGATGACGCCTTTCATGGTCGAATGCCTGTTGCGAACCAACGCACTGACCGGCTCCTCGACCCAATTCAATCCGCAAGAAGGGCCGCAAAAGAAGGGCTGGCTGCTCATGCAGTGCTACGACCAAGCCGACGCCCTCACCCTGCTCCTGCACGTGTATGGCGAGCTGGTCATTCCTGGGGAGGTCAGCATCGGCGCCGAGCTGGTCAAGCCCGAGTGGGAATTCACGGTGCTCCACAGCACCCTGAACACCGGCACGTTGTAAGGTTCAAAGTTTTGGCACCTGCGCGAAGCGCCCTATGGCCTTTGACGATTCACCGCCCGGGAGCCGCTCAATCAGCGGGACCAGCTTCGACGATGCGGCGCCGGGAAGCCGCACCCTGACCGGCATCACGTTCGACAATGCGCCGGCCGGCTCCAGGTCATTGGAAGGTATGAACTACGACGACGCGCCGGCTGGCAGCCGCGCGATCAGCGGCGTCACATTCGACAATGCGCCGCCCGGCTCACGCGCGTTGGACGGCATGAGCATGGATCATAGCCCGCCGGGGATGATCGATATGACCGGCCAACCGCGCCTCGAGGTAGGCGGCGACGTCACCCTCGAGGTGGGGGGCGGCGTGGAATTGGAAGTGCCAACCAGCGAGATTTGATATGCGAAGCCTCTTGTTACTTGTCTTGAGCGTGTGCGTCGCCAGCGCGGCGACGACGAATCTTTATCAGCTCCCCACCACTAACCGGCTCGGGTCCGATACCAGACTCTTGGTTAGCGAAGGCACCGCGGTCGGACAGACCAAGGCCGCCAAGTGGGGCCATGTCTTAGCCTCGCAGACCAATCGGCTGGGGGGATTCTTCATCTACCATAATTTCGCGACCATGCCGGAGGGATCGCTCAGCTCGAACTTTACGACGTTGAGCGGGCACAAATGCGACATCCGCACGAATGTCGATAGCGCGCCCTTTTCCGGCGTCGCCGTGATCGAGGACGGGAACCTGCGCCCCTCGACAGCGCACTATGGCCAGACCAATAACGTCAACGCCGTCTATTTCTTCCTCACCGTCACGAACACGCGCAATTACACCATCGGAATCCGTTACACCCACGAATTGCGCGACAACTCGGGTGATGCCAACGCTGGCCAACTCGGGTTCGGATGTTCATCGGCGGCACCGGGCGGCGGAAGTTTTTTGACGAGCGCGATGCATGGCGGTTTCCAGAACGGGGGCAATGCGTTGGGGGCAGGATTGGAATTCCTGACCAACGGCTTGAACAGCGTCATCCAGATTTACAAGTACGCCAATCGACCGCCGGGATTTACCCTGCCGGAACTGACCAACCAATGGCACACGGCGGAAATCGGTTACGTGGGCGGGAACGTGTTTTACGCTTCATGGGATGGGTTCGAAACCAACTACTACCATTGGCAGGGAGACACCTACTGGAGCACCAACCTCTATTTCGAGTTCAGCCCTTACGCTGGCCCTTCGCCCGCCAAATACCGGCCCAAGATTGCCGAAGTCTGGGTGCGCCCTACTCCATCCCCGCGACACACGGTGCGCACGGACACACAGGGATTGAAGATCGTCCAGACGTCGGCTGGGAATCACTTCTGTTCTCAGAGCGAGTATTACATCGGCGTGCGCCATCCGACGACGAACATATTCCTGCCGGGCGGGACTTGGGTTGGCCAACCCCTGGATGCCGGCACCCGGGAACAGCCCTTTCAGGAGCGGGTGATCATCATCAAGGACGAATCGGGCGCCGCCGCTTCGACCAACATTTTCGTGAACGGCTGGAGGTACACCAACCAGTGGCTGAACACGAGTTGGCAGTCGGTCGTGGTGCAGGACAACATCGAGGGAACGACAAACAAGGCGATAACGACGGCCTACGGCACTCTCCGATTGGTCTGCCGTGGGACCAACTGGTTCACCTGGTGATGACCATCAAAGGCGAGCGACGCACCATCACCCTGCCGAGTGGCGCGACCGTGCTGATTCGCCCCGTGCGCGAGGGGGATTACCTCTCGACCGGGCTGTTGCCGCTGGTCCTGCAGCTCCGCAAGAACGGGACCGCCGATTCGAGGCGGGAGCGCGAACTGACCGAGACCGATCTCAAGGTGCAACGGCAAGTCGACCGGATGATCCTTTGCGAATGCACGGCCCACTACCGGGTCGGCAACCGGCGCCTGCGGATCGTCGATAAGCATTTCGGCGACGAGGCGGAAGACGAACTGGTGATCGAGGATCTGCCGCCCGCGGACGCCAAGGCGATTTTGGCGGCGGTAAAACAATTGAGCGGGCTGGACGAGGAGGCGGCCGCCGCGGCGGCGCCGTTTCCTGCGCAACAAGAATCAACTCCTGCTCCTGGATCGGCTGGCCCAGAGATACCACTGCCTGCCGACGGATCTGTTGCGGCTGCCGGTTAGAGATTTTGCCCTGGTCTATCACGTCGCAAGCGCCGGCGCGGAAGCCGACGAGCGCGAAGCCAAAAAGGCCCGGGCACGAATGAGACGCAAGTAACGAATGTGACATGGCGAACATCGTAGAAATTCTGCTCAAGGCGAGCGACCGGACGGGGCCAGGTTTTCGTGGGGCGCTGGGCAACGTCCGCGCGCTCACCAACGCCGTCGGCCAGTATGCCACTTTGGCGGCCGGCGCGGCCGTGGCGAGCGTCGCCGCCCTGACGAAGAACGCCATCGACTACGCCGATGAAATGGGCAAGGCGGCCCAGCGGACAGGGATCGGCGTCGAAGCGCTCTCGCGCTTGCGCTTCGCGGCGTCACTTTCGGATGTGGAATTGGACACGCTCCAAACAAGCGTGCGACACCTCTCGAATAATCTTGCCGAAGCGGCAGGCAATCCGGCTTCGAAAGCGGCTGAAGCGTTCCGGATCATCGGCGTGAACATTCAGGAGGCCGACGGCCGATTGCGAGCCACCGAACATGTCATCGCGGATGTGGCGGAAGCGTTCAGCACCTATCGGGACGGCGCGGAGAAAGCGGCTCTTGCTACGGAATTGTTCGGCAAATCGGGAACGGCGTTGATTCCCCTCCTGAACGCCGGCCGGGAAGGTCTGCGGCGGATGGGTGAAGACGCGGCTGTCGTCACGCCGGAAATGGCCCGGCAAGCCGCAAGCTTCAACGATCAACTGCGGGTGCTCAAGGAACGCATCTTCGCCGTTGGCTTGGAAGTCGCCCGCCAAGTCCTGCCGAATCTGATCCAACTTCTCAACCTGCTGCGCGACCAATCAACTGCGACGTTCGCCGAACGAGTGCGGATCGTGACGACTGGGTTGCAGTATATGGCCGCAGCGGCGTTGGCGACCTGGCATGGCATTTCATTCCTGGCCACGGCCATTGGAGGAATTCTGCTCACCGCCTTCGGCGCCGTTCAGACCACCGTCCGCGCGACGATTGCCGTGTTTGAGGGTCTGGGCCGCACGGCCGTGGATGTCGGCAAGGCGTTTGTGGAGGCGACCAAGGTCCTGGCCGGCTTCGGCGATGTAGCGCAACGGATCATCAGTCGGGATTTTGCCGGGGCGCTCCAGCAAGGAAAAATCACGGCCAGTCAATTCGCTGGGGCGGTCGAAGACATCATGCGGGCCGGTTTCCAGGGGATCGAGGAAACCGCCGTCGAAGCGCGACGGGTCGGGCTGTTGAATTGGGAACAGGTCAAGCTGGATGCGACCAACGCTTACGACCAGCTCCTCGAAACCGCCGAACAGTACGTCCAACGTCGCGACGCCATCTTCAACCGTCCATCCACGGTGTTGGCCGCAACGCCCGGAGCAGCCGCCGGCAGTGACCTGACGAATGCGCCGAATGTCGCCACCGTGGATGCGACAGAACTAATGCTGCAGCGGCAGATAGACGCTCAGCGTCAAGCCCGCGAATTGGAGCGGCAATTCACGCTCGATGCCCTGGACGGGATCAATCAGCGCCGCGCCGCTGTTGAGGCCGAATACGCCAGCCGCCTCGAACAGATCGCCCGGATGCGCATCGAGGAGGATGAATCCTGGCGACTCTCCACCCTGGCCTTCCAGGCCTACGAGAAAAAGAAACGCGACGTCGGCTGGCAAACCGTGAGCGCGGTGGCGGATCAACTCGGCACTTTGGCGCAAGCGGCGCGGGTCTTCGGCAAAAAGGGTTACGCGGTCTATCAAGCACTGGCGAGCGCGCAAGCCGTCGTCAGCACGGCGGCCGGTGTGGCGCGCGCCTTGGCAGATTGGCCATGGCCCTTCTCGCTTGTCGTGGGCGGTATCGTGGCGGCGGCCGGGGCGGCGCAAATCGCGGCCATCGCATCCTCCGAGCCGGCCGGCGTCGCTCATGGCGGACTGGATTTCGTGCCAGACGATTCGACCTTCCTGTTGCGCCGCGGGGAGGCTGTGCTGCAACCGGAGGCCAATCGCGATTTGCGGGAATTCTTGGACCGCCAGGAAGCCCCGGCGCCGATCCATTTGACCGTCCAGAATTACATCGGCGGCCGGCCGGTCGGAGAGACGTTCTGGCAACTCTCCCGGGACGGCGTGCTTACGATTCACCCTCGCGCCATCACGGAGGTCCCGGCGTGATATGGGAGGGGCTGCTCTTCATTGCGCCCTGGGTCGGGCTGGTTGCCTGGCTCTGGCGCATCGAACAACACGAAAGGAACAAAATCATGACCAAACTGAATGAACTGGCCGCTGAACTGGCGAAGGTGCGTGACCAACTGCGCAAAGGCATCGCCGAGGTGACGGACAAGATCGACCGCCTGACCGAGGCCTTGGAGAACACGGAGATCCCGGCCGCCGCTCAAACGCTCCTCGACGAGCTGAAAGCCGATGCCGAAACGCTGGACGCGATCGTGCCCGACGAAACGCCGGCGCAACGGAGCTAGTGCGCATCTGGCATGACAACAAAGCCGCGCTGGCCGGGGTGTTGATCACGCCGTCCAGCGAGCAGCAGGAATTCCCCGCGACCTACGCGCTCAACCCGCAGCGCGAATGGAAGTGGAAGAGTGGGACCACCCTGTCGAGCGAGAACATCGTGCTCGATCTGGGCAGCGCGCAGAGCATCACGAGCTGCGTGCTGGTCGATTACGATAACCCTGGCGCGCCCCCAAACCCGACGCTGCAAGCCAACTCGAGCAATTCATGGGGCAGCCCGCCCTTCAGCACGTCGGCCTTCACTCTCGAGAACGTCAGTGGCTTCTGGGTCGCGACGTTTGCGGCTCAGAGCTATCGCTATTGGCGCCTGCTCGTGACCAAGGACGCGGCGAGCAACGTGTTGACGTTGGGGACAATGTTCCTCGGCAATTACTTCACCACATCACACGCCCCAGAGTTTCTCGGATTCGAGCGGGTCAAGGTCGATCCCTCGGTGCATCAGCCCAGTGCTGGGGGCCAGATCAGCAGCGACGTGCGCCCAAAGTTCCGCCGTTGGCGCATCGAGCTGGAACATCACCCGTGGAGCCAGGTCAACGACCTGGAGAACATTTTCGAAACACTGGGCCGGCACACGCCCTTTGTCTTCCAGCTCGACGAGACGTCGGGGAGCGCGCCGGAGGTTGAACTGATCTATGCGCGGCTCAACGGGGATTTGAGCGGGCGCGCGACCAGTTACGCGAGCGAAGGATTTCGATTTGCTCACCGGCTGGACCTGCAGGAGGCGCTGTGATCTTACTGCTCCTCGCCGCAGTCATCGTGCTGTTGCTGGTTTCGACGACCGTCTTCCCGGGTGCCATCGACAGTTTCCCGAACCCGACCCAGTACGACCAACAGAACGTCGATACCGACCCCAACCTGCAGCACTGGAAGCAGCACGAGAACGCGAACGACGCCATCGAAGCCATCGAAACGGCGCTGATCGGAACAGGCGCTGGCACGTTCCGAATCCTCAATGGCAAAGCCTACTTCAAGAATCCTCTCGGCGGCGCGACGCCATGGCACGAGCTGGTGCCGGTGATCAATGAGGACGGCAATCTCACGTTCGACATTTCGCAAACCGGAGTCGCATGATTTCCCCCCACCATCTGATCAAGGCCGGGTCGCAAAGGCTCGTCTCAATCCATTTTGGAACGTTAAAGATTTGGAGCCTCCTCGGCCTAAGCCTCATTTGGGCACTTTCGGCTTTCGGGCAGTTGAATACCCGCGCGCTGCTCTACGGGACGAACGATTTACGCTTTTCGCCGACGAACATGATGCGCTCAAACGTTTTGGCGGGCGCGAACGTTGGCCTCACTTACAACGCGCGCGGCGGTGTTACGATCAGCGTGACCAATGGCGTGGCCGCCGTCTGGACCAATGGAGTGGCGGTCGGGCAAGCGACAAACATCCATTTCATCTGGGGCACGAACGTGGTGTTGGACGTGACCAATGTCAGCGGCCGCATCGACATCCGGGTGAACGCGGCTGGCCAACCGACGAACCCCAATCAGTTTGCGACCAACGCTGGAATTCTCAATCTCATGACGGCCGCGCGCGGGACCAATGCCGCGTTTTGGGGTGCGGGCACAAACCGTGGTGATTGGAAGATCGAAGGCGGGTCGATGTATCTGCAGAGCCTTTCCGCTCTATGGTTCAGCAATCGGTGGCAGATTTACGAAGAGAATGACGTCCTCACGTTCGACAATCCTATCCTGGGCGCCGAGGTGATGGAAATGGAGGGCACGCGGGTTACGATGCGCGGCATCTTCGCGATCCTGAGCGGTGCTGTGAGCAACGCTGTTTGGGTTTGCACCAACGCCACGACAGGAGCGGGCGAGTGGAGACAGACGTTTCAGCCGGCTACGGGGAATCTGACCAACTGGTCGAATATCGCAACTGGTGCGATGGCCAATATCCCATCGGTGGATCATCTGACGAACTGGGCCAATTCGATCAGTAACCTGGCACAAACCAAGATGGCCGCTCTGGACATCATGACCAATGCCCACGGCGTCGCCGGTGGTATCAGGGCTGGCTTGGGCACGAACCAGGTCTGGAAGTTTCCTCCCTGGGCAAGCTTCGCAACGAACTACGGTAGCTCAAACACGGTCGAGATCACCGTCAAACCCCATCGCCCCTTCGCCATCGTCGATGCCACGAACATCTTCTACGAAGACGTAGAATGGCAAGTGATCATGGACGAGGAATTCCTGGGCGATTCTCAAAACACGATTGCCAGCCCGGCCAACAACATCTGGAATTTCAATCAAGCAACGTCAGGCACGGCTCCAACCAAACAGGCACCCCCATTGATAGCCGACTTTGCAGGCGTCGGGAGTTTTTCGCACACGGCGGTCGGCGGTCGTCTCGCCGCCGTCGGCGGAGCAACCATTGGGCAGATGGCGCTCACGAACTGCGAAGTGCTGGGCCTCATGCGAGTGCGGTATTCCCACACCAACGATGGCACGGATACCTACACGATGCGGGCCGGCCTGATCGACGCGAATACCGCAATTGGCGAATGGAACAACGGCGTTTACCTGCTCACCAACACCAACGCCAACACCAACAGTGTCGTTTGCGTGACTGCGCGGGCCAGCACCAGAACATTGACCTACACGACTGTCGAGCTGCCGCCCAACACGTTCCGGTGGTGGGGCTATTGGCTGGATCGCACTGGCACGAACATGGTCTTTATCGAGGGGCCGGCGCTCACCAATCTGACGAGCTTTGCGACCAACACGCAGAACATCGTGGGGTTAAATGCGTTGGTCACTCCGGCTTGGGAAGTCCAACGCTTCGCCGGCAGCGGCGCCCGCACCAATTACATCGAACGCTATTTCCTCGCCCGCAAGAAACTATGAAACGCTCTATCGTCCTTTTCGCTTTGCTCGCGAGCGGCATCGTCAGCGCGCAGTTTGTGCATTTGCGCTTCGACAACGACGGCCTGAATAGCGGGCCGACAAATGTTCCCAGCGTTGTCGAAATCGCCAAGACCGACGCTGCACCGCCCGGTTGGGTTAGCATGACGCGAGGCGATTACCAGCAACGGCGCGCGGAGTGGGACCGCGATTTCGCCGCGTGGGAGGCAGGGCGGCGGAATGCGGCCTCGTTGGGTCGCTCGAATCTGCTGGCCCAACGACGTCTCATCCTCGATCGCCTCGCGGCCGCGACGAATGCGCTCGACTACACTCCGGCGGGCAGTGGTCTGGTCGTCAGCAATTTGGTGCGCTTGCGCCAGATCGAGGATCAATTGGCCCCACCGCAAGAGCCGTGAACACCTTCAGTTACGGCCACAGCATCGGCTTTCAGGATGACGCCACCTATGGCGGCGCCGCACCGCAGCAGATCGGCACGGTCCTTGATCCCGAATACGTGCAGCGACTGCTCCGGCCCGATGCAACGAACGTTATCCTGGCCACGATCAGCGCCCGGCAGTGGATGCGCGGGGCCAATCATCTGCGCCGGGGGACCGATTACGATGACAACTTTCCAAGTCTTGCAATTGAGCGCTGCGTCAAATTCGCCGTCGACCGCAAGCCGACGGGCGTCTCCTTGGCCAACGGACCCACGCTGACTGAGGTGCAATTCCCCGCTGACCCCAACCCAACCCCGAGCGCCGGCACGTTCAGCAGCGTTCTGGTGCCCGGCACATGGGCCTATTCCTCGGCGGCCGTAGTCGGGATGCCGGCCAATCACGTCTATGTAAGCCCACCGACCGGTCGGCAGTACGGCGAGGGCATCTTCGCGCTCATTTACGAGTTCTATTGCGCGACCATCGCCAAGAGCTTTCGGAGCAAGTTCTGGCAACCGCGCCTGGTTTCCGCACCCGACGTGAGCATTCGCATCGAGCCGCGCTGGGGCGGGGTGGGCAAGATCGGCGGCGGAACGCTAGCGCTGGACAATGCTGACGGCTACTTCGATCAGTTCGATGACCTGGCTTGGGACGGCGGGCAGGTGCATCTGGAGATGGGCGTTGATCTGCCGGGCGCCGGCGGGCCGATGGATGAATCGGATTATCTGCCCATCGGCACCTGGCGGATCGACGGAGCGGAACGCACTGACCGAACGTTCACGATCACTTTGCGCGAACTGAAGACGCGACTGGAAACCAGGATCCCAATCGAACGATTCACCCGCGAGGATTACCCGGCTCTGGATGAAAACGACATCGACAAGGTGATTCCATGGGCATGGGGCCGGCTTTACGGCGTCAAGCCTGTGCTGCTGGATGCAGCGGCCAAACGGTTCAAGGTTGCCGGCCATCGCATTCGTTCGCTCGACGGCGTGAGGATTCGCATCGACGATCGCTGGACCGAATCGGGCTTCGCGACGTTCGATCTTGCAAAGGCGGAATTCACGCTGGGCTCCGATTGGGAGGCAGGGCGGGAAGTGTCGGTCGATTTCTCAGGCCGGATCAATCCAGACGGCACCCTGATGACCAACGGCGCCGACGTCATGCTCGACCTCTTGCTTTACGCCGGTGTGAACGCCGTGCACTCGGAGACCTTCAATCGCAGCCGGCGCATTTTGCATCTGGGTTACGACCGTTTCGGCGAAGAGATTGCGAGCCTCTCGCCAGCCATCTACCTCAACGAACAAAGGACAGGGCTGGACGTAGCGGGCGATCTGAACCGCATTCTTAACGGGAGTCTGTTCGTCGATTTCGATGGGCTATGGCGCTTTGTCGTATTCGATCCAGCCCGCGGCCAAGACTTGGGTGCTCAACCGGGCGCCTTGCCGCGGCGGTTTTCTGAACGGGACTTTGGTCAAACGCGCCTCCGGCGGCACGTCGATGCCAGTGACGTATTCTCGTCGATCAAAGTGACCTATAACCGCCGGTCCCAAGATGGATTTGCCGAATCGGTCATCCGGCGACGCCGGACCACTGAATACGTGCATCGGCTCAACGTGCGAGCGCTCAAGGAAGAAACGCTTGGTGTGTGGCGGGCCCAAGACGCGACGCTGTGGGCCGAGCGGCAATTAGTGACCGATGGTTTGCCATTGGTGCGCTATTCTTTCACGTTGCCGCGCCAAGGGTTCTTTCTCCTCCCTGCAGACAAAATTCACGTCACGGACAGCCGGCAAAGCTTCGATCAGATACTCGAAGTATATGAGGTGTCCCATTCGTTTCTGAACAATCAAGTGCGAGTCGTAGCCGGCAATCTGCGCGCATGGGAGGATTCGTTTTGGTTTTGGGCGCCGGACATTGGCACAGGTGAGACGCATCCGGCTCTCCCGTCCGACGGCGTTTTTCTGAAGACCGAGGAGCTCAGCTTTCTCCATGGACAACGGATCGACGTATGGCGGGATTCTAACGTTGGTCAGCACCACGCCTCTCAATCGACCGTCGCCCAACAACCCATCTGTCTGCTCAATCAAATTAACGGACATGCGGCGGCGCAATTCACGGCCAGCGCGGGAACCTTTTTGAGACTGACTGGCTTTACCTTCCAGCAATTGGCCAATGCGGCGGAAATTTTCCTCGTGTTGCGCAAGTTGGGGTCGGCGACCGCGCATCAATCTATCATGGGTTGGGGCACTAATGGCCCTGCGGCGCAACGTTACCTGTCGAGCAGCAACCGCCTCTTGGAGGAATTCGCCAGCACGACTCTTCAGGATGCAGGCACTCCAGCGATCGACGTGACGAGCTGGCATCTGTACAACATCGCCTCGCAGAACGGGGAATTCACGATCCGACACAACGGAACAACGCTGTTCACGACTGCAACGAACACGTTCCGTTACCCCGGCCCCGGGGTCGGTTCGTCGGGGACGTTGTACTTAGGCGCGAGCCCTGGCTTTAACATCGCCGGCGATGTGTTGATCGCTGAGGCCCTCATCTTCAACCGCGTCCTGACCAGTTCCGAACGCAGCGGCGCCCAAAAGTATGTCGCCGATAAGTTCCTGATTGCCGTCAGCGGCGCCGGAGCCTTGGTGCCGCCGAATGCATGGGACCAAACTTGGACCAATTCTGAGGTTCGCACCCGGCGCCAGAACTTCGGTTACTGGGCCGCCCGCGAGAGCGAATACAACTCGGCAACCGGCCAATATGCGTTGACGGCGCGCGAGACGGACAAGGCTGATGAAGACGATGCCCGCAGTCATTTCGCGGGCCGATGGTGGTGACCTATGCCAGTGACGAAACCAGCAGCAGGTGATGCCGGCCGCAAAGCGTTAATCGACGCCATCATTGATGAGTTGAACGCGCTGAACGGCGACGCCGCGGCCTTGGGCGACATGATTCCCAACGGCTCGTTCGAGCTGGACACCGACGCCGACGGCATTCCCGATGGTTGGACCAGAACGCTATTCACTGGCGGCAGTACGGCGTTGATCACAAGCGACCAACGGCACGGACAAAAGGCGTTCCGCTTTACCTCGCCCGGCGGCGCCGGGAACGGCGGCGGTTATCTCGAGACGGATTTCTTCGAGGTCTCGCCGCTCTTGGCCTATCTGATCCGCTGGGACTTCATCTGCACGGTCGCGGACGTCCGCGTCATCCTGGCTGTGCGCTTCTTCGACGTGAATCAATCCTTCATCTCGAGTGCCACTATTTACGATGAGGCGACGAACAACCCCACCGCTTGGGCGATTCGAATCGGTGGCGCCGAGCCACCCTCAACCGCACGTTACGCCAAACTCCGAATCACCGGTTGCGATTCGAGCGATCCCACCGCCGGCAGCGTGACCTTCGACGATGTGTCCATGAAAACGTTCCTGCCGGAAAAGCGGGTCGAGATCACCACCCCCGGCACCCATGAATTCATCGCACAGCAGAGTGGAGCAGTCATGGTCGAAGTGTGGGGCGGCGGTGGCGGTGGCGGTGGTGGCAACGGAATCGGCAATGAAGGCGGCGGAGGCGGAGGCGGAGGCTACGCGAGGAAGTGGTTCTTGCTAACACAAGGCGCGACATACTCCCTGGTCGTCGGCGCCCCAGGCACAGGCGGCAGCGGAGCACCCGGTCCCGGCGGCGCAGGTGGAACGTCATCATTCGGAGGAACCGTGAGCGCCACGGGTGGGGCCGGTGGTGTGCAAGGCTCTGCCGGCACCGGAGGCGCTGGTGGCACCGGCAGTGGTGGCGATGTGAACCTGTCAGGTGGCGACGGTCAGCCCAAAGGCGGCGGTGGCGGCGCTGGGGGTATAGGCGCTCGAACCAATATCCGTGCTCCGAATCCGGGTAGCGGGGTAGGTAACCCGGGGCCGACGTATGCTGCTGGCGGTTCTGGCGGCGGTGGGACGAACGTCGGTGGCGCTGGAGGCGCCGGCCTGGTTCGGCTGACGTTCTAAGGAATCTCTTTCCACAAAGCTGTTCAAAGCTGGCTCCGCAGTGCTCCGATCCGAGCGCGCGAACGGCGAAAATCGAAAAACACACAAATGCAGGATTTCGATCAGGCTGCCGTGCGCATTGGCCAGATCCTCAAGAGGCGTCGCGCGGGCAAATCACTCACGAAAGCCGATACTGAATTCGTCGCGCGGATCGAAGACGCATCAGCAGGCCGAGTCGGACGGCCGCGGAACCCTGAACCGGTCTTTGAAAGTCTGGCCGCTTGCGCCGGCGCCACGGGAATTCCCGAAATGATCCTGAAGTCTGCAAAACGAAAAGGCTGTCCCGCGTTCGAGGCCGGCAATCGGATTCGCCTGTACGCTTTGACCCATTGGCTATTCGACGCCGCGCGTACCGAAGACGGCGTGGACTGGGGCGCTCGACTCAAGGAATACCTCGCCAAGCTCGCCCTCGTCCGCCTCAAGCGCGAAGAACGCGAAGTCATGCCCGTGGCTGAAGCCGTGGAAATCGCCACTCGGATTAGCGCGCTCCTCAATTCCGCTCTCGACCGGCTCTGGTCCGAACTCCCGCCCATCCTCAAGGGCCTCGATGAACCCGCCATCCGCGCCCGCGGCCAGTCTGCGACCGATCAACTCAAGACTCATCTCGCCGCCGAGTTTCGGCGCCTCTCATGAGCGCCCCCGCCCAGCTCATCGACGCCTTCGCCCGCCCCTTGGCACGCGCGCGCGTCCGCGACATCATCACCTGGGCCGCCGAACATGTCCGTCTCCCCGGCTCCGCCCGCAGCGAACGCTTCGACCCCGACATCACCCCGTGGCTGCGCGAACCCCTCGCCGCGCTCTTGGACGGCGCCACGCGCATCGTCACTTTCATCAAACCCGTCCAATCCGGCGGCAGCACCCTGGGCGAAGTCGCCCTCTGCTATTGGCTCTCCTGCGAGAGCGGTGACGTGCAATACAACTGGGAAGACGACGACAAAGCCCGCGACCGCTGGGACAAACGCACCGAACGCATCCTCCGCGCCTGCGACGCCATCGTGTGGCCGCGCGACCGCTACAAAGACCAAAAGGGCCTCGTCATGTTTCCCCGCGGCAATTTCACGATGCAAGGCGTGTTCAGCCCCTCGAACCTCGACAGCGATTCTGTCCGTTTCCAGGTCAACGAAGAAATCCACAACTGGGAACCCGGCCGATTATCCATGGCGTATGACAGGACCACCGCCTATTGGAACGCCCAGGTCCTCAACATCTCCAATGCCTCCGCCGTCGGCGACCAGCTCCACACCGAATTCGATTCCGCCACCCGCCAGCACTGGGAAGTCAAATGTCCCGCCTGCCGCCGCTATCACCGGATGCGGACGCGCTGGGATGACAAACAACCCGAGTTGGGAGGCCTCCGTTACGATTCAGCCAAGCGCCCCGATGGCACTTACGATTACGCCCGTCTGGCCCAGACCCTCCGCTATCAATTCCCGTGCGGCCATACGGTCGGCGCCGATGACCTCCGCGCCCGCCGCGCCTTGAGCCTGAGCGGCCGTTACTCCGCCCCGGATAATCCCGGCGCCCCGCCCAACCGCCGCAGTTACACCCTTGACGCCGTGGCCGTCGATTACATCCCGTGGCTGGATTTGGTGAACGAGAAACACAAAGCCCTCCGCGCCCTCCATTCAGGCGATCCCGAACCGTGGCGCCGCTATCTCACCCGCCGGGAATGTATCTTCTACGATCCGGAAGACCGCCCCATCGTCCAGCGCATCGTCCTCAGCACCGTGAAGAAAGACCGCGCCGGCCTCCGCGGCCATCCCGACTTTGCCGGCCGTTACTTCGGCGTCGATCGACAGCAAGGCACACTGGCCAAGGGCGAACTGCCCCATTGGTGGCTCGTCATGCGCGACGCCCTCCGCACCGGAAACAGCCTCTTGGTCTTCGAAGGCAAACTGCTCACCGACGAGGATTTGATCGAAACCCTCCACCGGCACCAGGTCATCATGCACCACGGCGTCATCGACAGCTCCTGGGACACGCGCCACGTCTATCAACTCTGTCTCCAGCACGGCATCAACGCCACCAAAGCCGAATCCCAACCCTGGTTCAGCCATCCCGACGGCGCCGGCCGCAAGATTTTCTCCCCCGAAAAGCCACTCTGGCAAATGGTCAACTACGACGGCCCCACCCGCGCCGATCCACTGACCGAACCGCAATTCTGGCATCACAGCCAGATCGGACTCCTCGACCGCCTCCACTGGCTCCGGGCCAGCACGTTGATTAAATGGGAAGTCCCCGCAGACGTAAGTGAGGCATACCATTCCCATCTGGCCGCATGGGAACCTATCAGTTACAAAAGAGGCAGAACTCAGGAAACCGTGCCTGGCTGGAAACAAGTGCGCGAGCGCGACGACCTGCACTGGTGCGAACGCGCCATCGCCATGCTGATGGAGATGGCCGGCCTGATCGGCGGCGTTGAAGTCACAGCCTGAAAACCTACGACCACACATGGGCGATGTCAGCCCCGCGCCTCACCTGCAAAGAACTGGCCGAACGACTCCGCAGGCACGTAACCTTCGTCTATGCGATGAAGAAGATCGGATTCGACATGCCGGGCGGCACCGCCACCCTGGACGCAGCCCTCCACTTTCTTCGTCGCCATCCCAAACCCCGCGCCCGGCGCAAAGCCGCATGAAAGTAAAATCTCACAGACTCGGAATCGCGTTTCTGGTCCTTGCGAGCAGTTCCGTTGCTGCGACGAACCAAACCTACACGGTGAAAACGCCGGTGTGGGAAACGACGAATGCAATCGCAGTCATCAGAAATCACGCAAAGAAAGTCCCGCCATGCACGCTCATCCGTTACGTGGAGGGTGGGCGTACGAACGAGTTTCATGCGTGGGCGTGTCCGGTGGTTGTAAATAACGAACAACCCGAGTCACCGCCCGCGCTAGCCAGGCGCAAAGCCGCATGAAACGCAAAGGCCAAATCCCCATCCGCTGCCGCCACGAGGCCACCCAGCCTGCCCACAAATTCCTGCCCCACCCCAAGAACTGGAACACCCATCCCCCCGAGCAACTCCGCCTCTACGCCAAACTGATCCGCGCCCACGGCTGGCGCCGCCCTGTCGTTATCAGCGCCCGGAGCGGCTACATCATCCGCGGACATGGCGCCGTCCAGGCCGCCCTCGCTCACGATCTCGGTCCTGTTCCCTACGAAACCCAGCCCTACGCCAGCGAGACCGAGGAGCTGGCCGACCTCACCGCCGATAACAAGCTGGCCGAACACGCCCGCGCCGACGAAGCCAAGCTCGACGCCCTTCTGGCCGACCTCGACACCGCCGGTCTCGACCGCGAACTCGCCGGCCTCATCGAGGAACTGGAAAATGCATTTGTCGGTCTCCTCCCCCACGAGACCAAGCCCCCGCCGAAAATGGCGTGGGCCTTGATCGGTCTGCCCGTCGGTTCCTTCGGCCAGATCGCCGCCGACATCGAACGCATCGCCCGCATCCCGGAGGCCATCGTCGAAACCACCCTCGCCGATGAAACAGACCGATAACGCCCGCCTCAATTCGAAGCTCGAGCTCCGCCGTCATTTTCTCCGCCGCTACCATGCCCGGGAGCGCCCGATCACCGTCCTCGAATGTTGCCAGGGCCGCGGCGTCCTCTGGTCCCATCTGGCGCGCGAATTCCCCGTCCGCCTGTGGGGCTTGGACCTCAAGCCCCGGCGCGGCCGGCTTAAAGTGGATTCCACGCGGATCCTCGCCGCCGGCGGCTACTCCGAGACCGTGATCGACATCGACACCTACGGCTACCCGTGGAAACACTGGTCCGCCCTGCTCCAGACCCTCGATCATCCCGCAACCATCTTCCTGACTGTCGGCTCGTCCAAGCTCGGCTGCAGCGAACAGACCGTCCACGACGTACTGGGCTTGAGCCGCCTTCGCCCCGCGCGCGGGGAACCGATCCGCTTCCCGTGCGGCACCGGCGGCGCCCCGGTCCCGATCTCGCTGATCCCGAGGATTTACGATTCCGCCCTCGCCGCGTTCTTCCACCAGCCCAGCCGCGCCGGCCTCGCCCCCATCGAGATTCAGGAGGCCCTTCCGGCCGGCCAAAATGCCCGCTATTTCGGCCTTCGCCTCGACCGCCCGGCGTAAAGCACGACTCCTCAACCGCTTCCCGGCCCAAAAAATTCCGCAGATTTTGCTTGCGCCCACATACGGCAGTGCCGTATTCTTTTCGCGTCGAGAGTGATTGAGGACTCCGGCAACGGTTCTCGCGGAAAACAAAATGGCCCGCCCCGCCCCGCGAGACTCCGAAGAGAAAACAGGGCGCCGAGCGTTAACTCGGGAACGGACGGGCCAACGACAGAAAACTGAGACTCCGTATGGCACACAACATCGAAATCAAAAACGGTCGCGCTTCCATGCCGCTCGACATTACCGTCGTCGATTACGACACCATAAAAGCCCACATCCGTGGGCAGCGGCAGCGCGTTGCGGCCCTGCTGGCGCTCCGGTCTAGTACCCCAGAGGAGGAATTCCTCTATTGTGGTGGTGGGTCTGCTGGCGAGGGGGAGTTGACCTCGGCCGACGAGGACGCGCTCATGGCCCGGGTCTTGGTTGCGAGGAGGATGCTGGCGACTGGCCAAGCGGATGCGCTCACCGACGTTTGACGACGCGGCGCTGGATTCGTTTGGCCGCGTGGCGCCGTGCGGTGCGACAAGCGGAACGGGCGGAACGGGGAGCAATGGATGAGCCGGGCCGAATTCGCCCAGCATCTGCGGGTCAGCCGGCGCACGCTCACCCGCTGGCAACGGGCGGGCCTGCCCCAACGCCAGGCGAGCAGATCAAAAAGCTCCTCGCCCGTTGGCCGCTGCGCAAAGACGCCATGAAACGAACCGCCTTCGGCAACCGCTTAAAGAACGCCCGCCGCCGGCGCGGCTGGGACACTGCCACCCTCGCCGCGCATCTCACCAAGGCCGGCATCGACACCAGCCCCCGCACCATCGAAGACTGGGAACAAGGCCGGCGCTCCCCTGAACGCTTCAAACAACAAGCCATTCTGTCGCACTTTATGAAATACAAAGCTTATTCTGTCGGGATCGGGTCAATACAGCCGTACCGAATCAAGATCGTTTACGCGCAAAACGCTAGGGCGGCGCGCTGGACATTACGTTAACCCCTACGCTCCGCCTGGCACGAAATACTCGGACACCTGGTGTAACGGCGTCCGTGCGCGACAGCGGAAAACCAGCCTCTCCCAATGAGCACCCGCACCGCCATTGCCTGGACCGATCACACGTTCAATCCCTGGTGGGGTTGCGTGAAGATCGATCCTGGTTGCGCCCGCTGCTACGCCGAGACGTTCGCCCGTCAACGGCTCGGCCTGAATATTTGGGGCCCCAACAGCACCCGCCGCCTGTTCGGCGACAAACACTGGGCCGAACCGCGAAAATGGAATCTCCTCAGTTGCCGGGCAATCGCCGCCAAGTGGGGCGTTTATTGCGCCGCGGAAGACGTCGGTCTTCGGGGTCCCGGTCAACCTCATCTCGTCTTCTGCGGCAGCATGTGCGACTGGGCCGAGGACCATCCCACGTGCGAGCAGACGCGCCCCCGGCTCTGGCAACTCATCCACGACACCCCAAACCTCACCTGGCAACTCCTCACCAAGCGCGCCGATCGCATCGCCCAATGTCTCCCCCCCGACTGGGGAGACGGCTGGCCCAACGTCTGGCTGGGGGTCAGCGTCAGCGAGCCAAAGGGCCTCTGGCGCATCGCCGAACTCGCCCGAGTCCCTGCCCGCGTCCGGTTCATGAGTTACGAGCCGGCCCTGGCCGACATCTCTCCATCGCTCGACGTGCGCGCCCTCGACTGGATCATCTTCGGGGGCGAGAGCGGTCCGGGCTATCGCACCCCCGAAGGTTGGCAGGACTGGGCGCGCAAACTTCGCGACGTCTGCGCCGATGCTGGCGTGGCCTACTTTTTCAAGCAGAGCCCGGCCGCGCGCACAGAAATGGGAACCACCCTCGACGGCCAAACCATCCACCAATTCCCCAACATGACACCCAACTAAACCTCGAAAACCTAAAAGACTGCTCAGCGTCTCCGCGCACCAGGTTCATGAAACTCAAACGGCCCAGTGGGAGCTGGCCTCTGAAAGAACCGATTGGTCAGAACGCGAACGCGCCCACGGCCGCGTCATCGAAGGCGCAGTAGATCGGCTCTTCGGTGCCGCGCGCCCAGTTGCAAGAATATCTGCAAGAATGCATCGCTCAATCGCAACCTCAAGGGCAAACCCCCGATGCTGCGCGACAAAGCGTGACACCAAAGTGTCCTCCGCAGTCCTCCGCTGGCCTTTCGAACTCGCCAAAACCCTTAGAAAACTCGACAGGCAGCGAGTTGGATTACGGGTAAAGGCCCCAGGTGATCATGGGGCAATTCCGAGGGATTCCTGGGGCGGGGGCTGGTGCGTGACAGATGCGTGACAAAAGTCGGGGGTCACTGACCAGTCGAACAGGTCTTCCTTGGGCAACGGGCGGATGTTGAACCATTCGCGCGCCAGGTCCGCCGTGATCACCCGGCCATCGGCCAGGCGCAGTTCCCGGTAGCTTTCGGCAATCTTGCGCGGGCTGTTCCCGCTCTCGTCGGCCACGCGCGCCACTTCGCCCAGCTCCGCGCACCGGTAGCTGATAAAGGAATCGCGCAGTCCATTGTGCCGAATCTGCACCCGCGCGGCCCGGCAGAGCGCGGCCAGGGCGCTGTTGGCGTGCCCGGAGTAGATCGCCCCCTTTTCACCACGCCAGGGCCGCAGCCAGGCCAGCGCGGCATCGTGCAACGGCACCATCCGGCGCACAGCCGTCTTGGTGATCCCACGATCCAGCACCAGACATCGGCTCTCGAAATGAACGTCGGCCCACTTCAACCGGCGCGCCTCGGCGTTGCGCACCCCGGCAAAGGCCCGTAGCACCAGCCACGGGACCAACCCCCGCAGACCGGCGCGGCGATGCGTCTCGGCCGCGCGCAGGAGCCGGGTCATTTCCTCCGGGCTGTAGGGCTGGATCTTGCCGGCCGGCGCTTTGGCCAGCGTGACCGCCTCCAGAGCTGCCTCCCGGTCCGTGATCCAGCCGCGGTCGCGCGCGAAATGGAAGAGCGTGCGCACCGCCATCAAGTAGTTGTTGCGCGAGCGCAGACCGAGCGGCCCGCCCCGTTTGCCCTTGAGCGCCCGCAACCAATCCGCCACGTCGGCCCCGCGCACCGATTGAATCGGGCACTGGAAGGCCTCCGCGAAGCGGCCCAGGCGCAATTCCAGATCGTCCAGATGAACCGAACTGCGACCGGCACTGCGCCGTTCGTCGAGCAGCGCGGCCACCGCCTCTTTGACCGGCCGCGGTTCGCTGCGGGCGGGGTGATGGCGCAACCAATCACGGGCCATCTCGATCAGGGACGGGGCATGCGGATGATCGGACAAGAGCTTGCTAACCTCGACGGCCTCAGCGGCGACCAGCTCGAGCGGCCGGGCGATCGACCTGGCCAGCTCGGCGGCGCGCAGATAACCGGCCAGATCGGCGGGCGGGACTCCAAGCGCGTTGGTCTCGCCCCGGGAAAGGCGCGCCGCCTGGGCCTGGGCGAAGAGCCGGGCGCGCCCCAGGGTGTTGAACCGTCTACGCTGGCGCTGGCCGGCCAGGTGCCAGCACACCGTGTAACCGGGCCGCCCGCGCGAAGGCGTCGGGTAGATCGGGACCGTGACGCTGCCGGCGGTGATGGCGTGGCGTTTCAGGTGCAATTCCTCCTACCGTCAGCGCCCCTCGCTGACGTGCCAGCTCGTGAGCTTGCCATACTCGAAGAAGAGATACTGCGAATCGCCGTAGCACCATTGTTCGTGAAGCCCGTATCCATGTCACCGACAAAGGGGCGAATGTTGGTCACTTCGCCTTTCTTCGATTTCATTGCGCCCGGAGGATGATTGGCTTCCCAAAATTCTTCAAGAAATACTGTTGACAGCCGTAAACAAATCACCACAATCAAACCACAGATATGAACGACACGTTTCCGAAAGATCGAAGCCTTGGCGATCCCGAGCGATTGCGGCTGTTCAAGAAAGACGCGCCTCTTGTAACGCGCGTCAGCGAAAAACTCGGCATCCGTGATGACGAGGCCAAGCGTCGGGCGGTCCACGTCGGCTTGAAAAAGATCGCTGAATTGCTGGGCATCCGGGAGGCCGCATGATTTGGTCTCCCCGGCGCGCGGTGCATTGCCTGCTTGCCGGACGGCCGGACGTGCGGCGGGCCGGCGACGGTGCTGGACACGCAACGGGGCGTGTTGAGCGAGGACATCGGCCGCGAAATCAAACGCCGCATCGCCCAGCGGCTCAGGGTGCAAACGCTCCATGATTGATCGCGCTCAAATCCCGACTCTCGTCGCCGAGCGTATCGCCCGCGACATCTTTTCCTCTGGTGATTGCCCGCAACAACCCGCAACACGGATCCAGTTCAAGTGCGGCAAATGGCCAGAGGTCGAAAGGGATTCTGGCGGATTGAACGAACCCGCGCTTGCTGCCCTCGTTGAGGATTCGCTGATCCGCCATCTTCGTGAGTTCGATCTCCTATGACCATCCCCGCGCTCCTGCCCGATGGTGGTTCGGTGACGCTGACGTTTGACGACGCGGCGCTGGATTCGTTGGCCGCGTTGATCGAGCGGCGCCGTGCGGTGCGACAAGCGGAACGGGCGGAACGGGAGCAATGGATGAGCCGGGCCGAATTCGCCCAGCATCTGCGGGTCAGCCGGCGCACGCTCACCCGCTGGCAACGGGCGGGCCTGCCCCACGCCAGGATCGGCGGGGCAGTGAAGATCGACGCCGCGGCGGCGACGACCTGGCTCAAACAATTTCAGCGCGGCGCGGCTGTCGCCTGAAGGACAAACCCATGAAGAAACTACCTGTGGAAGAATGGAACGCCGAAGGGGTCCGCCTCTTCGGGCGACCAGTTCGGCGGTGGAAATTCATTTGTCCGGCGTGTGGCACCGTCCAAAGCGGCGAAGACTTCCTGGCGGCTGGCATGTCCCTTGAGGATACGGTGAAGTATCTCGCCTTTTCGTGCATCGGCCGATTCGTTTCGGGCAAAGGATGCGATTGGACTCTGGGCGGATTGTTTCAGATCCACGAAGTCGAGATCATCGATGAGGAAGGGAAGCGGCATCCGAGGTTCGAGTTTGCCACGCCAGAGACCGTTAAGCGGCATGGCAGGCGCGGAAAGCTCCCCGCTCATGGGGGATGCCACATGAACGTGCCGCCGCCGCCCGCTCCGAATCCGATTCTGGGGGGTGACCCCTTTGCAAACGCGAGCGTGAAGGTGATGCGCTCTTACGACTATTGTCACTTCGAGGTTGCTCTCTCGATGTCGAACGCGACCGCAGAACAAGTCGATGCCTTGCGGAAAACTGCGGCGCGGCTGGCTGATAAGGCCGTTCAACAGTACCAAATCGCGAAAGCCCAGCACTCGAAGCGGTTGTATGCTCAAAATGAACTGGCGGCAATCGAAGCTGAGGCCGAGAAAATTGTACTGGTCCCAGAGAAGGAGCGAACACCGGAGCAACTCGCTTTGCTGAAGACGTTGAGCGATTTGCATTACCGTAGTCGGGCCTTACGATTACGAGGACGATTGGGACGATTACGAGGACGATTGGGAGGAGGTTTAATTTTCCATGCCCGCTTCCCTTGCCCCTAACTCGCCCGGCCCAACGGCTGCCGGATTGGTCGCTCCAGCGTGTGATGCAGATCATGGAGGCGATGGGGCAAACGGCGCGGCTCTCGAACGGGCTGCGGGCGGCGATGCGCGAGGCCGATCTGCAACGGGCGCGCGAGTTGGCCGTGCAATTCACGAGCGCGGCGCGCAAGGGCATCAAACTCATCGAGGAACCATGAATCAACGCGGACGATTCTACCGCAGCTCAGTCGCGCGGCATCCTGTTCTATGGATTGCCGGGTATCTGTCGCTCTGCCTGCCGTCGAGCGCGTGGATCATAGCCAAAGCGGGTGAACTCGGTGACGCGCGCGGCTTCTGGCCTGTGGCATTGGCTGTGGGCGCGACCATCGGGGGCGTCATCGGCATCGCGCGCGACTGGCGCCACAGAGCGGCGCCGCCAATTAAGCCAATGAAACTTAACCAGTATCGAAACACCAAACGCGCTTTCGGGTGGATCGGCATTCTGGTCTTCCTGGGGATCATCGTTATTGCCATCGTGGGAATCAAAATCCTCTCGCACGTCATACCGCGCCTGCGGCTCTTGATGTTGGTCACGGGCACGGGCCGGCCGCCAACGTCATCATGGCGCTGGCGGCGGGTCATGTGCGCGCTCCTGGGCCATTGGTGGCGGCCGCGCGTGCCGTTGCTGGCGCGGTGGTGCGCCTGTTGCGGGCGGCAGGAATTGTTTCGCGACGCAGCGTGGAGGGAAACTATGACGAACTTCGCCCATCTCAAAACGGATTCGCCCTTTTACCCGCTCTTCGAGGAACGGGCGCGTCGCGCCAGCCAAAGATCAGCGCCCGGTCTGCACCGACTCGCGCGCCTTCCTTTGAAGTTTCGAGCGGCCGGCTGTGCAAATCCCCGAATGCACGGCCGCCCCGAAAACCCGACAAAACATGACTCTGGTCCTTTTCGGCCCGGATGGGCCGAACTTTGTGCGGTGTCTCCTGGGCAAC